TAGGTCTTGAAATGTATCTTGAATTGACTCACCTACTTCATCGGGTTCACCGAATACAACTAATTGTTTGATTCTTTGTATTTTATCGTTCAATCTGAAGAATAATCCCGTTAATGATAAACGAACGTCATCACTACTACTTAAATCAGTACCTACTGATATGTTACCCGGCCCATAGTTTCTTTGCTTTTTGCAAAAAGTTTTATATTGGTCTTGCATAATACGTTTGTATTCATCCATCATTTCAGGATACAATCTCTCACAATACTCAATAGCACCTTCTTCCGATACACCACTCTTAGCTTTCGCTATAGTACGTTCACCATTATGAACTACTTTTGATTTTGCTTCTCGTATGTTATCCATTTAATTGTTTTTTAGATTTTACACTTTTTGGTTCTACGACTGGTGGTGTTGGTGGCGCTGGTGTAAAATACCGTTCCAATGCTGACAATCTATCATCTGCATCAACTAACATTCTCAATGCATCTTCCGCATTATTATAAAAATCTGTTGTTGAGTGGTCTCCAATACCCACTGCTTTAGATTCTAATAAATCTAACGAAAGGAGTGCTTTCGCTTTATCTGCAATTGCAGATGTTCTTAACATTTCTTTTAATCTACTCATTTTAATAGGTTTTTAGCTTCTTTATCTGTTAATCCATATTTCATTAATATATCCAAAACTTCTTGCTTTGGAAGTATTTCCAAATAATCTTGTACCTCTCTATAAGAAACACCATACCACTTTGATAGGTATTGTAAAAGTTCTTTGTTATACTTACCCTCTTTCTTACCTTTAACATACTTATCGAATGTTTTTTTCTTTGGTAAGAAATCTAAGTACAACTTATAAACTTCTTTAGGTGATAATAACCCAATGGTGTATTTCTGAAGAATATTGATTATTGGCAGTAAGTCTAAGTTCATACTCAACCACCTATTGATAATAAAGGGGCTGAATGATTTCTTGTCCATATCTGTTAAAGATTCCCAAGATGTTTTCTTTTCCTTTATACCCGAAAGGTGGTCGAATATTGACTTAGCTTTTTTAGCTACAGTTTTATCAGTAGCTGCCATTAATCCAACAATTCTTTAGGTAAAAACTTCTCTGATACGTGACCACATTCAGCACATCTTACTACCGGAATCGGTAACATAGATTTCTGTCCGTTTGGTGATTGTACTGCTGGAACTTCTTTAAACATTGTTACTTCTTCCCAAAAGATAGAATCACAGTTCTCACAATGTACCGTTGGTAACTTTGTGGGGTCTAACTTCATCTGTGGTGCTTTGGGTTGGTTCTGATTACCACCCATACCAATTACCTTTCCTTTACCCATAATTACTTACTTTCGTTTACTGATTCTTTTCTGTAATCGGTTACTAACTTTTTTAACTCACCAATAGCTTTTCTTGCTCTTCCTTTAGCAGCTTTAGTTGTACCATTGTGTTCTGTTTCGAATTCTACAAATAAATCTTTAATTTGTTCGAATAGTTCATTTGAATTTGCCATAATTTTACTTTGTTTTTAATTAATTATTGTTTGTTGTTGTAAATATACGAATTAGTTTTCATATATCCTAATTTATTTAACCTTTAATAGTCATAAGTATCTCTAATACCATTGCCATAGTATTAATCTCCTTATCCACTACTGATGAATCCTTATACTGTGATTCTGCAATTGTTAAAATCACATTACCTGCTTTACCACTTGCATATTCATCTACATTATCATATAAGAATCTGTAGAATGGTGTGAAATCTCTTACCTTAGAGTCTGCGATGATTTTTCTAATCGATGCGAAAGACTCTTTTAGATTGCTGTTAGATTTTAGAACCACTAACACCTCATCTGCATAGTTTGCTTGAATCGTTGATGTTTTATCAATCTTCAACTCACCCTTAATAATCTGTCTTTGTGCTGCATTTAGAACTCTACGAATATCAGGATATCCACTATTCACTAATACTGCTAAATCACTCATTTCGTATTTAACTTCTTCAGCATCTAAGATATCCTTTAATCTTACAGCAACCTCTTTCTTAGATGGTGGTGTAATTCCAAATGTCTGACATCTACTTTGGATAGGGTCAATCACTTTCTCTACATAGTTACACGTTAGAATGAAACGAGTAGTATTTGAAAATGTTTCCATCAAATTACGAAGTGCAGCTTGGGCGTTTGGAGTTAAGTAATCTGATTCATCTAGTATAATGATTTTCCACTTACGGAAACCCATAGAAGATGCAAACCCTCTAATCTTATCTCTTACAGTATCAACATTATTTTCATCAGACGCATTGATATACATCACATCACAATCAATTTGATTAGTGATGATTTTAGCTAATGTGGTTTTACCTGTACCAGCCTGCCCATATAAGAGTAGATGTGGTACATCTTCATTCTCTATATAGATTTTTACTTTTTCAATAATATGTTCATTACCGACATATCCTTCTAAAGTATCTGGACGATACTTCTCTACGAATAGAGTATTTTCTGTGTTATTCATTATCTTTTATTTTATTTTTTATGAAATACAAATATAGGTTCGTATTTGTACCATGTACTTCCTATCTGAACCATATTCTTAATACTGCTTTCCATAGACTCACGTTTATTTACGTTTGCACCAATCATAGCCGCCATACACATTTTTAATTTACCTTTGTATTCAGCACCCAACTCTTTTAAAATCTCAATTGAATCCCCCTCTAAATCAAAATAAGTATCTTTATTGATTTTAATTGACGCAATATTCCATAGAATATATCTATCACTCTTTGAATACTCATAAATGGTAGTAAGAGTTGGTTTTAAGAAATTATCTCTCCAATCATCATACTGAGAGTACGCAACAAATGATTGATTCTCATCTTGTGAATATTGCTCTCTATTAAAGTAAGGAGGTGATGTGAATGACAAATCTAACTTACCCTTATACTTTTGAAAATCAGGATTATTATGAATTAACTCAGAACCATCTTGAAATAGTTCAAATGTATTTGCATTAGATTTTACTTCAAAGAAGTTTGTTAGTGTATCTGAGTGAGTATCTATACAATTTTTATTGTAGTAATCTGCCATATACTCATAACGAGAAATACCTAATTCAGGAATAAAATTATCTGGATTTGGGTCAGTTCCTATGTAATGGGTTTTCTTTCTACTACTCATTGCACCGGCGATTCTCCCACCCCATCCTGCTGATGAGTCATAGATATGTAATGGTTCGGTGGTATCTATATGTGATGTGTAGTTTTCATAAATCCACTTTGCAGTTAATGCCGGGAAGTTTACCGCAGGTTGACCTAATCCCAATCTGAATGCTTGAACTATTCGTGGGAATATACCATCGGTTATGTTATACCATCTAATATTATACAGATACTTTACTACTTTACCATTCTTCTGACTTCTAGAATCTTCAATATCTCCAAGATTTGAAATCTGCCTTTGGTTTAGATAACCATCATCTACTAACTGATTTACTTGTTTAGAGTCTAAAAAGAAAATAGTACCATAAGTACATTTATCTTCATCTAATTGACCATACTTTCGAATTGCAGGTGCAGTTGTTTTTGTAAGAACTATATCAAACTCAGACCACTTACCTGTAAATATCTTACCATCATGCACATCTTTTACGAAGTCAACTGGCGTCTGTCCGTTCCAAAATTCGTTTTCTTCTCTTTTGGATGTTAGTGAGCGACTCCATGCGTACATAGAATCTCTCTTAACAGCTCGCCTCATTACTTTTACAAATGCATCTTCTAAATTATCATCAGCAAAGTAATCGTAAATAGATAGACCCCCATCTGCAGATTCTCCATTAGAAATTCTAGTTTTCAACATCGTAGGAAAAAACTGATTTACTACACTTTGGTCTTTATTAAAGTTTTTTAATATACCCAATGATTCTTCATCGGAGTTATCATCAATAAAGAAGTCACACTCATGACTTTTTAGTTTACCAAAATGTCTAATGATACCTTCTTCAGTTTTTCCTTTAACTGGTGGTTGTCCCACCACATCCCATGCATCAGTTACTTCCTTACGCAGTAATCTTGCCCAATCCGCAAACTCATCATCAGTTTTCTCTAATAACTGATGATAAGTTGTATTGGATTTGTATTCTGAGAATTTACTTTGTTCGTAAAAATAATTCATTATGCGTGTACCTCTACTAAGAAATATTCAGATGTATAATTATCAACATTAAAGTTTAGATTCGCCAATCCTTGTGTTGATATTTTCATTGATGCTGACTTTGCATCTTTGTTTGCGTTTAGTATTTCTTTTAAGAAATCTGCTGAGAATGATATACCTTCTACATCCTTTTCACATTTACAGTTTACATCAATAGAAATTCTGTTAGTATTGGTTTTAGAGTAACCAATAATCATCTTACCATTACCATCTTTACATTGAAATGTAAAATTCTTTTCATCAGAAAGAGCACTTTTTGCTTTGTTAAATCTATCTACAAATGTAGAATCAATATCAACCTCAACATCAAATGGTGGTAGTTGTTTTAAATCTGGAACTACAGGTATAACTGAAAGGTCTGCCAACATATAAGTTGCAGATGTTCCTTTATCGTTCAAATCTAATGCAGTAACCTTCCCCTCATATTTAGATGGTGTGATATCCACATCGTTTGATAATACCGATAGCATTTTTGTGAGTTTTGTGGTATCATAAATACCATAATCACCATCTTCAAACTGAAAGTCAGTCATACTAACATTTCCTAAAACAGACTTATCATCTGATATAAATTGTGTGGTTAATGTATCACCTTTAACATTCCACTTCGTTGATTCGATTAATCCAGATAGATTATACTTCTGAATGAATCTGTTTACACTTACTTTTTTCATAAAACTTACTTATTATTAATTATTATTTACACAAATATACAAAAAGTTTTTCAATTATCCTAATTAAAATTCAAAAAACTTTGATGCCGTTTTTAAATTGGGAGACGGCTTTTCCCATTTCATTGCCGAATAGAAATCATCTAATTTGTTTTCTAACTCTTTTTGCCAGATTAACTCATAGTCAATATACTCTTCTACTAAATCTAATATTTCTTTTGGGTCGTTATAACCAGTCAACCCAACTGTACTCAAACCTAATGGGTTATTTTTTAGATACACCCACTTAATCTTATCCCCATCTTTCATCGGTTCGTATTTGTAAGCACAATTGTAATACTTTAATAACTGATTGTATGTAATAGCTGCTTTAACATGAGCAGGTGTACCTTTCATAAACTCACCAATTGCCTGTTTCTTAAATGTATACTTACTCATACCTTTAACTGCTGAGTTCTTTGCGATATCAATAAAGTTTGTCGTTTCCATCTCAGCTCTCTTAGTTAAGATGTACTCATCGATTAAGTTTTTATTCTCATCTTTTAGAATATCCATCAATACAGTAGACATCACCTCTTTAAAATATGTTGGGAATGATGAACGTTTTACATCTAACCCCTTTACATCCAACTTATCACAATCAACTGTATTATCATTGATAATCCATTGTGCATATCGTTTCTTAGATACCCAAAAACCACCCTTTGCGATTGTTTCTTGCTTAATATCAAATCTATGTGAATGAATATTAAACAACTTCAGAGCCATAGTATCATACACCTTATTAATATGTGCTTCTACTTCTTGTGCCACTTCCAAAATAGCAGGTATCATTTGTGAATCATCATTCTCATCAATTTCAGGATTACGAGCTTTTACTAATGGTGCTGCCTGATAAAACACAGAATCCGTATCAACATAAATGTTGTAGTCCTTATCTTCACCTGTGATTTTACTATAATAGCTGTTTGCAATCATCTCAGTAGTTTTAATTACAGTCTGACCCGTAAGTGTCACTGCTTCTGCGTTTGCAACGTCATAGAATCTGAATGATGGTAATCCCAATACTCCATAAAGGGAGTTCAACATAATCTTTTGTACCAATTGTCTTTGAGCAAAGAATTTATACTTCTCATCATCACCTGCCTTACCAAACTTTTTCATTTGGTCTTTGTACTCTACCCTCTTATCAAACCAAACATTAAGAATCTCAGGTATAATACCAACTTTATCTTGCTTATACAATACACCATTAGAAGCTATTGATAAATCCATTTTCTTAGTGAAGTCTTCAAACTTTTCTTTATCCATCGCTGGGTACGACTTCCCATTATCATCTACAATAACATAAGAATCCATTTTGGATTTCATATGGGCTTCAGATGTGTAATCAGTTACCATACCAACCTTAGTTTCGGGTGATATATTTATACTCATAATAATTGATGGGTATAGTGATGTTAAATCTAAATCATAAACCCATTTGTAAAGACCAGGTATGGGTTGTTTGACATATGCACCTGCAAACTGTTCTTCTGAATCCGTACCATCGTCATTCTTTTCTTTTCGGCTTGGTTTATTTGGTGCTACTCTACCATTTCTTCTTAGGAATGTTAGTATCGCGCCCTCTAACCATTTAGATGAGAATAAAAAATCTTCATAGAATACGTGACCTGCGTG